ATGTGCCAGATTTGACCACAGAGAAGGATGGAGCACATGTGCCGCTATCACCTTCGTCAACACACTTACCATTTCTACAAACTTGACCTTCTGGACAGTCCGTATCGGTGCTACAGTCCGCACCATCACTATCTGGTTTACCAGCGTAGTTACCAGGATCATAAAGTGGGTTTCCAAAGTCAAGACATTGAGTAAAGACATTACCAAACTCAAATTGGTCGAGATTCTGACCAATGGTCATTTGAGTAACACTACCCGAAATTGCAGGGTCGCTATTATCGACCATCGAGTTGTATTTTGATGTATCGATGCGACCACCGAAACGATTGGTTTGACCATTCTTGTTAAACTGGTCAACATTACGCAAAACATCACTTCCGAGTTGAGCACCACTCTTATTAGTGTTATTTCCGTCGTAATAAACGTAAGATTTGGGAATAACGTAGAAAATAGTAGGATCAATGATCACAGGATCGATTGATGCAACCGTATAACGCTTCAGATCGTTTCTAATCTTTGCCTTTGTCGTCTCATTCAGTTTATTACCAGTTTTGGGACGAATTGCAACATAAACTTTACCGTAAATGGGTGGAGTGAGTTTCTCACCACCATATGCGGTCACTGACGCTGCTTGAGGATAGATCTCCGAGACAATATGCTCATAATCAGTTTCAGTCACTGCTCTGTTTTGAGTAGCGAAGGATCTAGGTGCTCTAAACTTAATAGACAGCGCACTTTCGCGTGCTTCACCGTCTGCTGCAGACTCTCTAGTGACAACTTCAATGTTTGCAGGTGCAATTGCGCGTTGATCACTATCTCTGATAGTACCAATGAAGGCAAAGTCCTTACAACCATTTGCTTCTTCACCAAAAGTGGTCACATAGGACAGTCTGATGAATTCACCGTTGATTAATTTACGTCCAAGGATACCATCACCGAAAACTAGGCGGTATCTAAGGTCATCTGACTCCTCAAGGTAGTAAACACGAGAAGTATTGTTGAGTGTAGTTACGTTTGCAGCAAGGTTGTATGTGTCAATCTCTTGCGACTGTGCGTTAGGTGAGATATCAACATAAACCAAGGCGGTATCTACGTTTTCAGCAGGGATAACATAGTCCTGTCTCTTCGTATAATCAACTGTGTAGTTATACTTGAGTAAATTGCCCTGATAGACAAGCACAGGGTCGAATACTGCGATACCAGTTGCGGGATTTACCGTAGTTTGTAACTCTCTAGTCACACAGAAGGTGTAAGTATCATTAAAGTTACGGGCAACAAACACATCTCCTGCAGCGAGTGTGCAGAATTCTGGATATGTAGTGCCATTTAGCGAAACTTGTGTCTGCACACGGATAGTCACACACGCTCTAGGTGCTTTAATTGACCTAGGAGTGTAATTTAACTGCTTTGCGATGCGGACAACGTTGTCTCTGACCGTAGCAGTCTCAAGAAATGCTTCATTCAGCGCCATGTTAGCGTTGAATGCCGTATAATATGTGTTATAAGCGAGGGTATCAATAAGATACGACGCAGCACTACCTTCAAAGTCGTAATCTGTAAACTCGTTACGCGTTCTGAGGTAGGATTTGATAGACTCTTTAATCTCAAAGAAGTCTAACGATGTTAGTTGTGATGGGATAGCAGACATTTCAGGTCTTCTCTAAGAGGAATGTTACTTCTTGGGTTACGTTTTCTCCAGTAATCAAATATTCAAGCTCAACTTGAATTTCATTTAGATCACTGTTATCTCTGATACGTACATCCTCAACAGTAATCCGTGGTTCAAGACGTTTCAGACAATCACGAATTTCAGTCTTGATCGCATCCTTAGAGAATGGATCCCATGGCTCAAAAAGAAGACCTTTCACCCGACTTCCAATGTTCGGTTGAAAAGGTCTTTCACCTAGTATAGTCAATAACAGATTTCTTACAGATTGATTGATTGCTCTCTCATTCTTGACAGCACCAAAGTCGTCAGTAGAAGGATTTGAGTTAAAGGAAATTGCTAAGTCCTTAAACCCTCTACTGACGTATTGGTCTGATCTGAATCTGTAAGCAGGCATTTAACCCTCTTTTTTCTTTGGTCTCTCAGGTGGTTGGATGTTGCGACTCACCTTATGAAGATATTTATCACTTCGTGGGTCGGTTATTAGACGCATACCCGATTTGATAAAGTCTTCGCTCTGGTCAGGTACTGGACTGTTAGCCACGATGAATCCTCCACATGGTAATTTTATTTATGGACATTCCCAATGATTATTAGGACGCTCCCACCAGAAGTGTAAATCTTCTTTGGTATTGTCATAATAATGGGAAACGAAGTCAGACTTAAATCTGCTTCCTGTATTCTCACAAAGAGCAACGGTATAGTAAGGTGTGCGATCACCAACTACTTGATACTCTTTCATGATATCTGTGATCCAAGTGTAGTTGCCACCTCTAATGACACCTGCTTCGATCAATACAAAGTTGTCCCAGTCTAGAGTCCACAACAAAAAGTCGTCGGTGAATCTCTTAGCATATGCTCCAGTATATTCATCTGGGAATGGGACATTCACTGCTTCAATGTGATAAATCTCACCATCCTTACTTAGTGCATGACTCAAATGTTGAGTCACAATACTGGAATAGTCTGGTGAGACACATAAGAAACAAGTGTTACTCGGATGAATGTCTGGATCCTCCATTTGGATCCGATAAATCATTTCCTGAATCAGTGCCATCTCCTTGTCTTGGGAAATGAAATTGAGTTTCCTCTTCATGATTATATGTTGCTGGATGGAAATTACAATACTCGTTAAAGGTAATCTTCATCTCTTTGTAAGAGAGTCCACAGTGATTTGCTGCTTTTGGAAGATTCCACTTAGCAGACCAAAGCATCTCCATAGACTCTCTGGTCTCAGCTCTCATCGACCTTGACCACGATAACGCTTACCTTTGCTATTACGAGATGTTGCAGAATATTTAGTATTTTTAGAGGTACCCTGTCGAGTCATTTTTGGTTTACCAGGCACCCATCCATCTTTGACCAGTCCTGTCGTTGCGCGTGCGGGCATTAGTCCCTTTCAAACTACCTCAGGATGATAGCACAGTTGGATGCCCAAAAGCAACCACTGAGGAGCATGGATATGAGAATCCAGGGAATCCGACACCTAGTGGATCTAGGATCCTCGCAACAGGAATCTTGAATGCAAAAACTGTCAACGTAGTGGGGAAGAGGACTCTCGGGTGTCCTACGCCACCAGCATCCTCAATAGTCAGTGTGCTGCATGGGATGGGAGTTGGGATAGGACATACGCCCTTACCGCAGGGGCAGATATAAATTACAATATTTGTACACAAAGCGATATGTGGAGTGAACGTATCGCCACCAATCATGATGGGGATAAACTGCACAAGCACTGTTGCTCGTATTGGGTTGATCGCTGAAAGGGGAATTAATGGTGTGGGTGGCCACCAGCATGTAAAATTCTTAATGACGATGCTGTAGGGCACTGGAGGGGTGCCACACGCCTGCACTGAGTGGATAGTGGATGGTAAGCAAAGACCATGCCCTGAGCAGGGTAGACCATTCAGTGATGCAACTGGTTTTAGAAATCCGTATGCCATTAGAATTCTTGGTTAATATCTTTACCTGCAGTATCAGGTCTAGCAACATCACACTCGGAGAAGTATGGGTTGCCAAAATTATTTAATGCATTACTTAGTGCCTGCACTCCGCCAGTCAACCAATTCCTCACACGCATTGTGCCGCTGTAAGATCCCATCTTCAATACCGTGTCTCCATCGGAGTTTGTATACACCCTTGTCGGATCAATAGCAATAGATGCGTCATTCACATTATCTAGACCACAAGCAGGAGGTCCACCACCTAATCCAAGTAGAGTATAGATTAAACCACCAGTATACCCAGCTCCTGAAACGCAAGTTGCACAGAAAGGATTCAGTGGTCCAGTGGCGGTTGTATGTCCAGATGGTGATGTGCCCGTAGCGGGTCCGTTGATCTCCCAGAAGCGTTTTCCAGCGATCGGGTTACCATCGGTATCCCAACCACAATAAACGTCTAGAGGGGCGTCTGAGGGCGATCCTGTGGCACGTACATACTTGTCCCAGCAATCAGCGTTAGGCACGTTGGTGTCGCCAGGATCAGGACTACAGTCCACAGTAAATGCAGTGTATGGTTGAGGCGTTGTGCTGCCACCATAACTCGTAGTAGATGAAGATGATGAGGTTGATCCGTCTGGATTGGTTGTTGTAGTTGTAGTTGTCTCATCATCAACCCAAGTCATGCCAAAAGATGCAGATGTAAGACCACCACCAGTCAGATTATCACCCAACCAGAGCTGGAATTGCTCATATTCCGTGAAACCACTACGGTTATAGTCAAAAGTATTCTCATCTAGACCCACTGGGACGAAAATAATGTCATTTTGGTCATTAGGATCACGATAGCAGCGCCCATTAACAGCTCCATTGCTACAATTCCACGTTTTGTAACCACCAGACACCTTTCTACGCGGTGTAACCTTGGGTTTTTTGAAATCTTCAAGGTAACTCATGAAGTCATCACCCAAAGATCCTATAGTTTTCCCTTCAATCATGATTGATACGTTAAATTCTGCCTCTTTAATTTTAGAAGCGCAGTATTTGTAAGGCAAATATCCAAAAGCACGCTCATCAGTGAGGTTTCTACCCTTCTCAATCATGTCAAGAGTGGCAGATCCCCTCTCAGTAGTGCTAATGTACGCACATGGCATGTCAAACCAGCGTCTGATGTTGTAAATTTTGGGTTGTCCCATGGTTAAACAGCGATCTTTCTGGAAAGGACCGTAGACATGTGATATTTCGTCTTGGTATTCATCCAATTCACCGACTGTTTTGTAGATACTAGGCATAACTGAGGACTCAAATCCGCGAATGCGGTCATCTAGACCACTCATAATCTCCCAGAAGTCCTGTTTAGGGATAGCATCAAGCACATTACCGCGACCATTCACCTCTAAACAGTTAGGTGGAAGGTCAAAACACAGTTTTGTTTCATTCTCACCATCAAGCTCCGCCATTCTGATGTAAGAATCAGGTGCTGCAGAGGCAACAGGAGTATTCATAATAGTGAAACCCGTGTTTGCAACCTGATTAGGGGAGGTTGCAGACCCAAGACCCGTAGTACCAAGGGACTGAAACTCAGTAGGTGCGCCTGCAAAGTCATCTCCAGTGTTAGTATTGATCCAAGTCAGAGGATCTTGCTGCTCACCAGTAGGTAAACTACTATCAAACTCCTGAAACTGGTCAGAAATACCCTGTCCTAGTGCAGCAATGTCACCAATGTCTGGACTTTCATACTCAATATACTCAGGATCAGTGACAAATACGTCAGGTGGCTCTTCAGGATCGTATCCTGATCCAGGTTTGACCACTCTAATTGTCTTAATACCGCCAATTTCATCGAATGCAGCAATCTCCAACACCGCTGCTGTGAGTTTTACCCCGATATTATCGTGATCAATAGGGAAATCGAGAGACCCTTGAGCAGATCCAGAGGCAACTTGCACATCTTTGATGGGATCATCACCCGCAAACTCCGATTCTGTGAATCCAATTGCCTTATTCCAGTCAGGATCCTTGATGATTAGGTCTTCTAGGTGCTCTGTAGTGTCCGTAGCAGAGAAATTCTTCAGGACTTTGGGTGTAATTGCAGTAATTTTTGCATTTTTAGAGTAACCACGTCCGCTATTAATGATCTCAATCTCAGAAATACCACCTTTGT